TCTTTTCTTTGCCATGCTGGAGTTTTACCACCAGATGCCATCATTGCTCTACCTTGTCCTCTTAATGCAATATCACCCATTTTTAATCCGTTATATCCATCATTTGCCACTGCTCTAAAAAATCTTTTTCTTCTTGAGTTGCAGTTTTATTATTAACTTTATTTATTAATTCTTTTCTTCTTGCATATGAAAAATCTTCTTTTTCCCAGTCTATTGCTTTGGAAACTTTAGCTGCTTTAACCATTTTTTTTTCACTTTTTAATCCTTTTATTAAATCAGGTGCTGCAGCAGCTCCTGCAACCATTCCTAAAAATCCTCTTCTAGATAATCCACCTTTTCCAAATTTTTTTCTAACAATTCCTCTACCTCTTAAAGAAATATCACCCATTAGAATACTTTAGTAATTTTTCTTCTATCAGACATTACAGTTCCACATCCTTTAGCTATTCCACCTTTTGCCATTTTCTTTTTAGGAAAACCAGCTTTCATATTTGCATATGCTTTTTTAGATATAGTAGATTCAGATTTAGGTCTTGAAATACCTAATTTTTTTCTTCTATTAATATTTGCCCAAAGACCTTGTTTAGCCATTATTTTTTCTTCGACTTTCCTGCTTCTGAAAGAGCAATTGCTATTGCTTGTTTTCTAGATTTAACAACTGGTCCTTTTTTACCAGAATGTAATTTACCTTTTCCAAACTCTCTCATAACTTTAGAAACCTTAGCTTGACCACCTTTAGCTTTTTTTAATCTACGCTGAGGGTCTCCTGTTCCTAATATACCTGGGTCTTCTTTTATTTTTTCATCAATTTTTTTTATAGATTCTGCAATTTTTTTTGGAACCTCTGCAACTTTTTTTACCCCTTCTTTAACACCTTTAGCAAAATCTTTTACCATTTTGCCACCTTTAGTTTCTTTGTATCCTTCTTTTTCAAGTTTTGTTTCTTTTGCTTCTTCTTTTGGAGATTCTGCTTCTTCATGAATAGATGACATATCTTCAGCAGCCTCACCTCCTTCAGCTTTCATTACTCTAGCAATTTTAACTCCTCTTTTTTGACAACCTAGTCCAGCCATTATCTTTTACCCTTCATCATTTTTCCTTTTTTACTTTTAGACATTCTAGCAGTAATAACATCAGCAAAAGTTGTTTTTCCATCTTTATTTAAATCAGGAAATCCTTTTTTAGCTTTACCACCTTTTTTAAATCCTGGTCTTGGTCTTATTTTATAATCGTTTCTCATTTTTTATCCTATCCGTTTTCTTGTTCTTTGTTTGCCGGTCTATTTGCCATAGTGCGCGCCACCGATTCTGCGCTCCTGCCCACAACATACCCTCCAAGACCTATTTGTAATAGTGTCCAAACGTCTCCTGGAAGAGTAATAGTTATAGAAGCTTTAAAAAAAAATAAAATTACTGGTCCTAATACATAGTTCCATATTAATATAAAAATTAATACATACATTAATAAAGGTCTCCAACTAGATGCAAACCATCCAGCTTTTGCTTCAGCTTCAACTATTCTTGCTGCTGCTGTTAACTCCGCTGTATTAGATTGTAGTAATTGTGTTTGTAAATCTGCTTTTAACTTTGCTTGTAAATCTTTATCAGGAACTGATTTCTCAATTGTGTTAAATAAGATCTTAGCTAATGGAGCAATAGCATTTAGCATTGGCAACATGGCTTAGTACCACTTAGCTGATCTTTTTTTCTCTGGAAGAATGCTACCTTGTCCCTGAACTTCTTGTGTTTGAGTTTCAGAGTTACTAGACATTTCAACATCAACACCACCAACAAGATAACCTTGTGCGTCAGTGTATTTTGAATGATTAACATCTACTTTAGCTTTAGAATCTTTAGTAAAAGTTCTAGTTGCGTTTGCTAATTTTTCATTTTGTTTTTTCATGGCCATTTTATACTCCTTTTTTTGTGTTTTTAAAACTTATTTTTGCTGATCTTTTAATTTAGCTGATAAAATTGTCTTTTCTATTGAAGTATTTGCTCTTAATTTAGCTAAATCTTCATTTTGTTTAAGTTTATCGTCTTGAGTTGACTGATTCATCATTGTTTTCATCTTATCAAGGTTGATTCTGTCCTTACCTTCTACTTCTTTTCTGTAATTTTCTTGTGCTCTAAGGTCTAACTCACGTGATCTTAACATTGCAATAGGATCAGTTGATAACATTGAAGTAATTTGTTGTTCTTCTTTTAAAAATTCTTCCATTGCATCAGCAATTAACTGTGCTTTTCTAGCTTCAATTTTTTCTCCAAGCATTTTTGCTTGAATTTGCATTTGTTGTACAATTTGTGGATTCTGTTGACCCATTTGTTGTATCTGTTGACCCATTTGTTGTAACTGTTGCATCTCATTTCTAAATTCAACTTCAGTTTGTTCTTGTGACATAACTGAAATATGTTCAAAAATATTTTTTTCTAACGCTGCCATTAATGGCGGGGCATTTCTTGCCATATTAGTAGACATAAAACTTAAGTGTGCAGTGATATGAGCTCTATGGTCTTGTCCCGGAAATGCTTGGAACGGTTGTCCTGCTAAAGCCGCAATATGTTCTAAAGCAGGATCCTTTGGTTGTGGTGGTTGTGGTTTATTTAAAATTTTATCAATGTCTTTTATACCTAATGCTTCATACATAGATCTATATACTTCATACATATTATGTATTTGTGGATTAGACATTGCTAATTGTAATTCTGTTTGTGCAATAGATATTCTTTGTGTTTGTGAAAATATATTTGGATCAGCAACTGGAATGATATCTACTTTATCATCAAAGTCAGCTTGTTTAATTGTTCTCTCTCCACCAACAACGTTATAAGGATATTCTGGAGGTAAGTATAAAGCAAAAACTTTTGCTAATAATTTAAATTCTTGTTTCATTGATGCATAAATTCTTTTGTGAATCGCAGACATCGTTCTACTTCCTCTTTCTAATAAGGCCACTGTTGTGCCTACTGCTGCTTGTTGATTTCCATCTCCAACAGCTAAATCTGTAGTAGAAGCAAAACGTTGACCTGCTTGAACTACGACACCCATAAGAGCAAGTAAAGTTTGAGAAGGTTCTTTATAAGGTAGTGTCATAAAAGAATCTCTTAAATTACCACTTGGAGCATCAACATCTCTCCATTCACCTGGTTGAATAGATTGAGCATCATCTCTAATTCTAATTCCTCTTTGTTTAAATCCTGCTGGTAAATTAGATAATGTTCCTGCGTCTAATAATTGTCTAAGTGCAGATGTAGCAGTTCTAGATAAACCACCAATCATTTGAATTAAACCAAATCCATAAAAACCGAAACCTGGTAAAAATTTAAAGTGAACAAAATATTGTTTCTTTTCTTTTTTAACGTCTTGAGCATCCCAATTTCTTTTAACTGACAAAACTTCTTTAGATCCTTCTTCAAGAGTTACAATGTAAGGAAGTTTAATACCTGTGGGCTCACCATCTTGATCTTTATCTTCAAAACCTTCTAAATCTAAATTAACATGACATTCTAATAATGTAAAAACTTCATCGCTATATTCACTTTTTGTAATTCCTTCTAATTGCTTTTCTTTATCTTTAACATCGTTTGTATTTGTACCATCATCTGCTGGTAGTAATTCTATGTCTCTATAAAAACCATTTACTTGTTGTTTTCTTAAATCATTTGCTGATACTCTTAATACATGAATAATTGCTTCAGCATCTTCTAATGAAGTTGCAGTATAAGGTACAATTAAATCATCTGATGGAATAAATTTAGATACTGCTCTTTGTAACATTGCATCATAATAAACTTTTTTAAATGTAGATCCTGATAATGGTAAATAAAATAACATTTGATCAAATTCAGGTTCGTATTCTTTCATAACATCCATAATTTGATAATTCATAAAATCTTTAACTCGAGTTGCTTGATCTTCTTTATTACGATCTGAAAGTCCTACGATTTCAGTTCTAACAGGTCCACCTGCTGGTAATAATTCTTTATAAGCTTGAGCTTGAAATTGTGTAACTGCTTCTGCAAGAACTGGATGTGTAACTCCAGATGCGTTTCTAAATGGTTGTGTTCTTGTTTTGTAAGTAAAACCTAAAAGATCTAAACCTTTAATATAAGTTTGTTCCCAATCTTGTCTTGATGATTTGTAATCTGTATATTTTTCTTGAAGATCAGATCCTATTTCTCCAAGTATTTTATCATCTAAAAATTCTGCTAAATTTGCATCATGTTCTAATCCACCTTCCATTCCTGCAAGTTGTGGTTCAAAAGATATTTCGGCACCCCCATCTTCCATTTGAGTTATTTGAGCACCTTCAGTTGGGATTAATTCTGGTTCTTGAATTGTTTGGTCAACTCCTTGAAGTTGCTCTTCATTAATTAATGTATTAGGCAACGCCTTATCTATATCAGCCATGATTATCTATACCTTTTTTTGAATAATGTTTCAACACCTTGTGGATTAGGACCTTTAACAGGTGGAATGGTTCTTGTCAAATCTGTATTAACGGATTCACTTTTACTTACATAACCACCTTTTTTAAATTGCTTACTCCAATTTAAAAATAACTCCGGTTTTTTAAAATCACCTCTTTCAAATGGAGATACTATTCCCGCTGAAAAATCTCCGTAGTTAGCTCCTATACCAAAACCTGATTGTGGTCCTCTTCCTTCATTATTTCTATTTTTTGTAAAAGTACCTATACCTACATTAGTTTCATCATCAGAATAAACAGGAAGACTAATGGGAGGTAATCCAATTCCACCACTTCCATATCCAACTCTTCCCCCATTTGCATAATCTGGATCGGGATATCTATCCATAATATCTTCGTAAGGATGGCTTTCTGTTCTTTGTTTACTTTTTAATCTTTGATCAGCTTTTTCTAAATCTTTTATTTTTCCAGTTGCAATTTGTTCTAATTTTTCAATATTACTATGTGCATCATCAATATGAAAATGATCATAATCAAATTCAACTTTACCCGGGTTATTATAATCTGGTTTTGGTCTATTTTCTATTACAGAAAAATCACCTGGATCTTTTATTTGTTTACCTGTGTCTAAATTAATATCTGATTTAG